TGAGCTTCAAGCTAAGATAGATTACACTCTACCATTTAATAAAGTATGGGGTAATGGGATTCCATTTGAAGTATTTATTGATGGATATTATGACCGTAAGTACTTCAACTACTTTGTTGAAAACAAGTTAAGTGGAAGGCCGGATACCTATCTTGATCCATGGTTCATACAGTCCCAAATAGGTACGTATTTCCTTGTCGACCCCACACTTGAGTTTTGTATAATGGAAGTTGTTAGAACTCCCAGCCTTAAATCTATTGGTAAGTATAAAGAAGAAGATAATGAAGAATATGAGGAGAGGGTTTACCAGGACGTTCTTTCACGTCCGTCGCATTACTTCCTTGGGTACAGCCACGAAACCCATAAATACGGGAAAAAGTTCTATCGAACAGAGTTTAATCTAGAAGAGTTAAGAGATAGATATACTCATATATTTAGGGAGTATTGGGAAGCAAGGTTGTTTAATGGATGGTACAAAAATGACCGAGTTTGCACTAACATACTTCCAGGAATCCAGTGTGATATGCTCCAGATTTGTAGATACAATAACATGAGCGAGACCATGTACCGGATTAGACAAAGACTTGTTACGTTTTAATGTGAGGGAAAGGAAAGGAGATAAGCTATGAAAATTGAAAAGTATACACCACCTACCGGATCCGAACAGGGAAAAGGCAGCCATATTCTAGTATATGGTAAAAGTGGAGTTGGTAAGACCTGTACTGTCTTTCAGACTGCTGAAGACCCTATTTTCTATCTCATGGCTGAAGGACGTAGTATTGACAGCACTTTAGCCGTTATAAATCGTCCCAATCTTCGTCTTAAAATTGGGTACTATAACGGCTGGAATGATCTATTGGATACCATGTATAACACATCCAATTTCTCTAAATGTAAAACGATTTTTGGAGATTCTATGACACATCTCATGAATATCCATCTACCAGATGAGATTTTAGCAGAAAATTTTGAAGCTAGAGAAAGAAAGAAAGGTGAAGAGACACTAAAAGACCTTACTACTCGTGTTAAAGGAACTATGGAAATGTATGGCGTTCTTTCCAGACAGATGTCCAGGTTAATGAAAGCATGTCAAGAACTTTGTATTCTGGGATATGACGTTATATGGTCGGCTCGTGATCAAGACAATCCAAAATGGAATCTCGAATTGTCTTGCGCTCCTGCTCTTGCCGGTAAGGAATTCCCACGTGATATGAAAGGGTTTTTTGACTTTATTGGAATGTTGGAAAGCCGGTATGATGAGAAAGGCGAGATTATTTACCCTCCTGTAATATCCTGCGATGATGATGGATCTTTTCTGTCAAAGTGGACGGGTTTTAAGCCGCCTGGCGGAGTTATCCGTAAACCGTTTGATGTTAAGAAATTGCTTCAAATAGCAACCGGAAAAATAAAAGAGAGAAAGGAGAAAAGAAATGGATAATCAAAATGAAAGTTTTAAAGCAACAATATCTACGTCACATAAGCCAATTACCACCCTCGAAGATGCCATGCTAGTAGCTTATCTAAAACTCAAGGGATATATAGCTATCCCCTGGATTTCCCGTGATGATCCTCTCGATCCAAGAGTAAGTTTTGATATTGAAGGAGATAAAGCCCAAATCGAAGCAGATATACAGGCTTTTTATAGTGAAGCTGAGCAGGTAGGAATTCAGGCCTTAAGTCGTGCCTATAAGGAAGTTAAAAGCGTTATGTATTCGATGAAGCGGATTGGAAAGAAGTAAAAATAAACTAAGGAGGAAAGACAATGAAAGAGGAAGGTAAAGAGTATGTGATTACCGGATTTAAAGTTCCAGGAGACGGCTGGCATGTTGTAGAATTTCAGGAAGGTATTGGCTTCCTACCCGGTAAAGGCGGAGAAGGGATTTATCAAAACGAGAGAGGTTTTAGAACCTACAAATTACCTGCTATTGTTAAAGATGATACCGACCCGGATGATGGCGCTGACATATCCCAACTTGTAGGTGTTGAGAAAGGAGGTACCTGGCTTGCCAACATTCTTGCTTGTGTTGGACTATGGGAGGCCGTAAAAAACAGGTTTCCAGGACCTAATGTCTCGGTATTTGATACTCAGGTAATGGATGGCATCAAAACAAAACTCCCAGGACAAACTTGTATGATGAAGACTGAGCTGGATAAAGATAACCGAGCTCGTGTCAAGGTGATGTGTTCTCTGAGTAAGTATAAGGGAATTTTGAGAGAAGAAAAAGAGAAAGAGGCTACTAAGAAGAAGGGTGGGAAGAAAGTTATAGAAGAACAGCGGGAAGAAGCTTCCTCAAAAGGAGTTGATGAATGGTAGGAGTAGGAGGATAATTGTAGCTTTATTTCCGCTGGTGGTCTGCGAGCGAAGCCGGCGCCAGCTTTGCCGAAGGCTCCGCCGGCTTTCGCCCGGCCTACCCCCGCAGAATAAAGCTAGACGAAGATGATTATGGTGATATATGATAGGGAAACCTAAGAAAGAAGAGGTGAAAAATGAAAATCATCAACCTGCAAGTTGAAAATATAAAAAAGCTTACTGCCATAGACATCACTCCTACTGATAATATGGTTCTTATTACCGGCCCTAATGGCGCCGGGAAAAGTTCAGTTCTTGACAGTATTGTTATGGCTCTTTGTGGCAGTAAATCAATTCCTGCCGTTCCTATTAAGAAAGGTTCAGATAAAGGTAAAGTAATCCTCAATTTAGGCGACTATACTATTACTCGTTCGTTTACTAAAGACAACTCTTACCTAAAGATTGAAAATTCAGCCGGCAGCTCCATTACTTCTCCTCAGAAGTTTCTTGATAGGATTGTAGGCAACATCTCTTTCGACCCTCTGGACTTTCTGAATAACGAAAAGCTCAAACAGAGAAACCTTCTTCTTAAGCTCTTAAGTGTTGATGTAGATGAATTGGATAAGAAAGAAAAGGATATTAGAAACGAACGTATTATTGTAGGTAGAAAAGTTAAATTACTTGAAGCTCAACACCGGAACGGAGATTACTATCCTGAAGTCAAAACAACAGTAGAAGTAAGTCTCTCTAATTTATCTACAAAGCTTAAAAAAGCTATAGAATGGAATGCTCTTATTGAACATGATGAGGCTGCTAGTGAGAATCTTAAAACTGCAGCTAAACAGGATATTGGACGACTGGAGATGATTACCTCTCAAATGGAAGCTATTTTGAAAGAAAAAAAAGTGCTAGAAGAATCTATCCGGATTAAAAAAGAATCTTATACTACCATTCGTAATCGGTTAGCTCAGGAAACTTTAATTAGTACTGAAGAAATAGAATCTGAGATAGCTAATGCCGAGTCCGTCAATCAGAAGGTTAGAGCAAATGCCGGGAGGGCTGAAACCTTATCTCGTCTTAACCGGGTGAATTTTGAATACGATGATCTTACCCGTCAAATAGACTCTATAGCTCAAGAACGTAAAGATTTACTTGCCGGCGTTCCTATGCCTGTTTTAGGTCTTTCATTCGATAACAATGAACTTCTTTATAACTCTATTCCTCTCGATCAATGTTCTGATAGTGAAAAGCTTATGGTCTCTCTTGGCATTTCTATGGCTTTAAACCCTACCCTGAGAGTGCTACGTATAAAAGATGGTTCTCTACTCGATGCTCATAACCGGGAGATTATCAGGTCTATGATTAAAGAGAAAGACTATCAGGTTTGGTTTGAAAGTGTAGGACCGGATGGGAAGGCAGGTATTTATATCGAGGAAGGTAAGATTGTATCAGTAGATGGGAAATCAGAAAATCAAGAACAGGATGTAGGGAAGGTTGGACCGATTAAGGAAAAAGTTAGAAAAAATCAGAAGAGGTCTGGAATACTTCCCACTATAGATAAGGATGAAGAATGGTAGGTCAAAAAGTTGGAATAGTCGTGAATGCTCCCCTCTCTAACGGAAGGGATCTCCGAACCGTAAAGAGAGGTGAAATGATTGATTCACAATTTATAACTGCAAGAGAGAAAGAAAAAGTTTTAAAGCAGTGGATTAGTTTTATTGAAAATGATTTCAGGAAAGAAAAATTTTCAACTCGGCTTTACAATCATCTTCATCTCCATTGTGCTTTTATTGCACATTATGACAGGGATGGATTTTACTCAACTTTTTTTT